AAGATGGTTCAATTGCGATAATCCTCGGGGTTGATTGTGTCTTGGGCACGGAAATTACCCTCACAGGTAATTCTTCCGTCATGGGAACGAGGTCGGTCCCTATACCCTGAGGGGTATTGGTGGTGTACCTCCACTTGGGAAAGACGGCTTCAAGCCGCTCAGTCCAATAGGAGTACTGTCGCTTGTCCTTTTGGGTCAAGCGTTCAGCAACCGCACCAGGGCCGTGCTTCGGTACAAGTTCCCAGTTCGCGATTTGATTATCGGCGTGCTGGAACATAGTACCGAAGAACCTACGGGATATGCGTGAGAAGGTTTCAAGCTTCTCAGGGTCTAAGCGACCCGGCAATCCTGTAAGTTCCTCATCAGTGGAAACAAATTGGTCGTACGCGGCTGCAATCCGATCAGGAGTGCACTCACGTTCGACCTTGTGAGTCAGGTAACAAATCTGACGCACAGCCCAGATACAGTCAGTATCGGGCGTTTCCAAAATGTCACCGTTTGCGTCGAAGATACGGCTGAAGAAACCTCGCAATAAAGCGGGGAGCCTTCTGTGGTGAACAAAAGATTTGTTCACCTCATGAGCCGGCCAAACGCCTTGATCAAGACCTCTTTCGAGAGCCTTGGCAAGCTTTGGCAGCGTGATAGTTAGGAAGCTATCACCCTCATCTTCACACCTTTTCGTGATATGTTCAATATCACGGGTGATGTCGATCGAGCAGATTCGTCCTACATCAAGTAGGACGGAGATATGGAGTTGAAGTAGGCTTTTCATCTCTCCCTTTCGAAGGGTTTGAGTCCAGCTTACACGCTCTAATACCTCAGTTAACGCGCCGCGAAGTCACAACCGTAAGGGCTGCGACAGCGAACGAGACCAGGAGGGAGACGAAGAGTGTACCGAAGATCAGGACGATCTCGGTCACTTACTTCTCTCCACCCAGGATCTTGACCGCGAGTGCGGCGGAACTGGCCGTCAGAAGAGTCGCAAGAGCGACAATCTGATCCTTGACCTCAGTGACGGTAAAACCGTCAAGAGGAACAGTGGCGTTGACACTAATTGCATCCGAAAGACGCCGGTTGACCGCCGTGAGGGGGTCAGCAGCAATCTTGTTGGTGCGAAGAGTGACAGACGTTCGGCGAGTGTCCTTGTTAGTGGACTGCAGAACACGGAGCTGGATAGCTCCATCCGCTGACGCATAGTCAGCGGAGTTCCCGTTGATTCCTACTCGAGGAAGCGACGTTGTAGTTCCACCAATGGTGACGGACTGAGGATCTGCGAGCATGGAAGCCCTCCGGATGGTTGTTATTGCAGGTTGTGTTTGAGCGAGTGAAGTTTAAAGTCTAGTACTCGTCTGAGACTTCACTTGATCTTCGTGAGACCAAGCGCACCGAGAATAGCAAGCTGAGAACCGGATAGGCTCCCAAGCGTACCAACTCTGAATCCATATGGGTTTGCACGCAGGCGGCGTTTGTACTCTGTACTAACGAACAACACACCAGAGGTGGGGTGTCCGGAGTACACAGATGGAATTTCGCCTGCAGGCTTCCATGAATACTGGGTTGTATAAACCGAGTGTTCCATGGCATAGCCATAGTGCATGATCAAGAGGTCGTTCGAAGCTTTTTGATTAGCTTCGATGGAGTCTCCAATTCGGAGAAACCAATCGACCATCCAGGACCAGGGAGCCAATTCCCACAAGGTGGCAGGGTCAAGCTTGACCGAAACCAACTGATTCAACCTCTCGAAATAATTCGTCGGGTCGAAGTTCAGAGGGTAGAAGGAAGTAAACTCTCCTTCAAACCATCTTGTGACTGATCTGGTCTTCGTCATGGACGACTCCGCTAAGATAGAGGAGCCGGACCCAGACGAAAACCAGGCAGCACCTGTCAGAGCACGTTGGTGATCTGGCAGGAGGACCCCACTATGACCGTAGTAGTGATCCAAACCACCAATGGTGGTTTGAGTCCCCGCATCGGAGAAAGTGGGCTGGCTGTACTTTCTGTGGACACGCTCTCCTTGGTTGGAGAGCAGCTCGGTAGCCCCACCAAGGGCTTTCGCAGC